TTAACTTGACTGATATCAAATAATTCAGTTTCATTAGCAGTAATGAACTTAAATAGTAATTCTCCACCTTGAGCCGCCGCCGACTCGGTAATATTATACTGAGAGAATGATGGTTGATATCCAGTGGAAGTGCCACCCAAACCATATTCGATTGTGTTAGCACTTATCCAATTTCCTGCTGCTTGAATAGCTTCGGGATCTACATTGGATGCATTTAGAATACCAGCAATTTCAATACGTCTAGGATCAACAATAACGGTAGGTCCAACACTTCTTGGATCGCCAACGTTGTTGATTTCAATAGACTGAAGTTCTACTCTAGATCTGTTGATAAGTTCTCTCTCACCAACTTCTCCCACCAAAGTATTACTTACAGCAGGAGCAGGTCTGAATAATAAAACTGTTTGTGCTGTTCCGGCAGCAATCGTAATATCAAATCTAGATGCTGTAAATTTAAATCCAGCATCTTCATCAAATTCTCCATCCATTATAACGGATGATCCCCAGTGTGAAACACTAGGAGCAATATTATTTCCAATGAACTGAACAGATGAATTTAATGGATGATTCTGTGGTACGTTTGTTCCTCTAAAGGTTCTGTTTTGTCCCGCCAAATATCTTGTATAACTATCTCCTCTAGTAGTTCCGGTGATAGTATCTCCAGTAATTCCGGTATATGAAATGATTTCGTAGATAGTATCTAATCCTTGCTCACTCTTAAGGAGAAGTTCTCCACCGCTAGCGGGAAATAACTTAGAAGCATTTTTTACATCAAAGTCTCCTGATGTTCCTGTTCCTGCTGGGCTAATAACTTTACTGTGCCTACATGATGTAACAACTTCATATCGTGCTGGTAGGTTACCAGATCTCATGTATGCTTCTGTAGCAAAGTTAGCGTTAGCAATACGATGAGCAGTAATCCATTCACCTAGTGGACCTCTAACCTGGAAATCAACATATCCAGCACCATACCACGACCATTGAATACCAACCATTTGCATCCTATCGATGTGAAGGTAGTATCCAGATGGTCCGTGACCATCTACCGTATCTTCGTTAAATTGATTTGATGGAACTCTAATTTCTCTAATCAAACTAATTTTAGAGTTTGTACTGCTAGTACCCCTGTATGCTGGGTTGACATGCATTACAGTTGAAGATACAACATCAGTTACTTCGTAAACTTGACCTTTGATTTGAACTTTATTTCCAGCAGTAAACTGTTCTCCGAATCTTACACCAGATCCAGCGTCTCCTACAATTTCGTTACTTCCGTTTACTAATGTTACTGTTCCTGTAACTTGAGTAGTTGAATTTCTAAGAACAGCATATAATTTATCGCCATCATATTCCCAATAAGGACCATTAGCATCATCAAACATTCCAGCCCGAACTGCCGAGCCTTTCCAATTGATAGCGACTACTTTTGGTTCGATACCTAATGTAGCAGTAGCATCGACAATGCCCGCTCCTAGTCCAGAGTTTGCTGGATCACTGAGATCAATAGTAAATTGATTTTCATTATTAATGCCAGTAACTGTATAGGTAGTATAAACGTAGTTTGTGTTATCCGAGTTGTAACCAACAGAATCAATACCAGATAAAGCAACACCAACACCTACTTGGAATCCGTGTGATAATTCTGTTGTTACTGTAATATTTGTCCCGCTGAAACTGGCAGATGTAATGTCAAAAATGGGAGAGAATAATGTTCCGGTGGAAAAATTAATAGCTTTACCAGACTGATATCTAAAGTAACGTTTGGTTTGTCTCTTTGCTTCTAGACCAGCAATGGGATAGTAAGAATTTATCAGGACTCCGCCGTCAAATGGTCTATGAGTAAATGTAGCATTTGAGATAGCATATACAGTTAAACCTGTGGTAACTGTAGCACTAGTTTGAACAACCCCTGGTGTATCATATTCGAACGATAAAGAATTAATAACTCTACTTACAAAATATGGTCCTTCCTGAGTTTGAATACCACCATTACTATCTACCAAAATGAATGGAGAACCTGGGAATAAACCGTGTGGTTCGTTGAATGATAAAGTTACAAATTGATTTGGGTTGGTAGCACTGTACTGAGCAACATCCAATGCTGCTTGATCAAAAATGGCAGACTCTCTTAACGTTGTATATGGTGTTTCTAAATTAGAACCGGATATTTGCCCTTTTGCTTGATATCTAAACTGAGTAACACTAAGATTTTCTGATACAATAAATGAACCTTCCGCTAGTGAAGATCCCTCAGCTAATCCTGTAATTGTAAAAGCACTGTTTTCTGACAAAGACTGACCAGATGCAACTGTAACCGTAATTGTAGAGTTTGGGGAAGCACCGTTGGATGATATGGAAGTAACTACTAATGGATTTCCTGTTGGTTCAGCAAAGGAAGGATACCCAGCATTAAATCCTACATTCTGCCACTTTGATGACTGTAGACCATATTCAAAGTCAGCGTCAACAAGAGATTGTCCCTTGGAGGTTTTAATTCTTTCTACGCCATCAACAGCAGCAGCGTAGGGTCTAACAGTTAATCCTTTTCTTTCGTCTTCGAGGAAGATAATTAAATCATCCGTGTCGGACATGGATGTTGTATCGTAAGTTAATGTAAACGTACATACACCATCAATAGACCACGGGAAGTCTGGATCTTCACCTAGCGGTGGGTGACCATGTGAAACAGGAGAAGCTAATCCCTTTCCTATGTCAGTTATAGAATAGATAGTTTCCCCAGCAGTAGTGTTAATAATACTGAGGATATCGTTTTCGAAAATATGACCAGGGACTTTTACTGTCCTAGCCGAAGCATCGAATACATATTGTTCTTGTTTTCTTCTTGCCATGGCGGTTTGTTAGACTCCGAATATAATAGCTGTAGTTAGTGCTTCGTCTGAGGTTACGAATCTAGTAGATGGAGTGCCGGTTCTCCTCAAAATAGTACCAAAGAAAGATTGACCAGCCTCTGGTGCTTCGGCAAATACAATACGTAAAGGATCAGATCCCGTAGTAGTATTTAGTCTAAAACCTACCGTACCAGTTGGATCTGGTTGCTGAATAATACCGCCAATGGAAATAATTAATCTAGATTCTTCGCTTTGAATATCATCGTTACTTATAAATGATCCATTAGCATAATCTGCTGGCACGGCACCAACTTGATCTAGATCAAATGTAGTTGTGGTTCCATCAAAGGCAGGAGTAATAGATAATCTACCGATGTCGTCGGGATTAGAGGTAGCAGGACCGGTAGTACCCTGAGTACCAGTATTACCAGTTAGTCCAAGTAAACCTTGAATACCCGTAGTGCCCTGTGCTCCAACTCCACCTAAAGTACCCTGAAAACCTTGGATTCCCTGTAGTCCTTGTAGACCCTGGACACCTTGAGATGCCTGAGGACCTTGAATACCTTGAATACCCTGGGGTCCTTGGATCCCTTGTAATCCCTGTGGACCTTGGATTCCTTGTGGACCTTGGATACCCTGTGGACCTTGGATTCCTTGTGGACCTTGGATACCTTGGACACCTTGAAGACCGATTGGACCTCTAAGGTTTCCGGAGTTTGTCCAGTTAGATCCTTGTAAAATGTAAAGATCTCCAGTAGCGTCGTCAATAACAGCATCACCGGACTGGGCAGTGATACCTTCGCCGGACAACCAACTGTTAATGCTGCTGTTAATAGTTGTTTGATTAGTGGTATCAATACCAGGGGGATCTTCAACTGTATCAATAATATTGAGTGGTCTACCTACCTCACCCTGAATACCTAAATCTCCTTGGATACCTTGAATACCCTGAGATGCTTGTGGTCCCTGGATACCTTGAATTCCTTGGAAACCTCTAGAACCTTGAATGCCCTGTGGACCTTGGATTCCTTGGACACCTTGGAAACCTTGATTACCAATATCACCAATTCTAGCGAAAGTAACAATAACATCATCTAAATTACTGAAGCTAGCAACAGTAGCATTTACAGAAGCAACATCAATAATCCAATATCCGTTGGGATCGTTAACTTGATTAATATCATTGATAGCAAAGAAGGCATAATTATTTGTATTTCCTTTGATGGAAATACGCATGTGACCCTTAATTAGAGATGTAGAATCTTTAATCGTTTGTAAGAAGTTGTTAACAACACCACCGGCATCATCAACAGAGTCAATATTAATCTGAGTTACACTGTTAACGTTACTGACATCGAGGCGAATCAATCCCGCTCCGGGATCAGTTGCCATACTAGTGCCACTGTCGAAGGTATAATCGAAGGCAGCACCGCCAAACTGACCTACAGCACCTTGAATACCTAAGTCTCCTTGGATACCCTGAGATGCTTGTGGTCCTTGAATACCTTGTAAACCAATAGGACCTTGAATGTTACCTACATTAGTCCAATTAACACCATCGTATACCCAAAGATCGCCAGTTGCTTCATCAATAACACCTTCATTTTCCTGTGCTTCGTTGCCAGGTTGGTTGGTGATAAATTCATAAGTTAGTAAATTTTCCGGCGAATTCGGTCCAATTTGTGATGGTGGCGATCCTACTCCATCTCTATCCTGAGCAATAATTCCATTTACATCAGGAACAGAACCAATAATAACTAGAGAAGATCCTACACCACCCTGAACACCCTGAGATGATTGTGGACCTTGGACACCCTGAGGTCCATTAGGACCTTGAAGTCCTTGTGGTCCTTGGATTCCCTGTGATCCTTGGATTCCCTGTGGTCCTTGAAGTCCTTGTGGTCCTTGGATTCCCTGTGGTCCTTGGATACCTTGTGGTCCTTGAAGTCCTTGTGGTCCTTGAAGTCCTTGTGGTCCTTGGATACCTTGTGGTCCCTGTAGTCCTTGTGGACCTTGGATACCTTGGATACCTTGAGATGCCTGAGGACCTTGAATACCCTGAAGTCCTTGTGGACCCTGGATACCTTGAATACCCTGAGATGCTTGTGGTCCCTGGATACCTTGAATACCCTGAGGACCTTGAACACCCTGAAGTCCTTGTGGACCTTGGATACCTTGGATACCTTGATTGCCGGTTGGGCGGAACTCTAAACGAATTAGATCATTGTTATTGAATACAACACCAGTTCCATCTCTAACTGTAATTCTATACCAACCAGTTTCATCAACTACATTGGTGACAATGAAAGCACCATATCTTGTATCTGTATTTAATTTTCCAGAAAGGAATAGAATACCTCTGTTATTAGCATCTCCGTAATCATTCCAAGAATTGATAAAAGATCCTAAAGCAGTTCCTTCAATACTAAATTCATCAATAGAAATTTCCGTAGTCGCTGCTACGCTTCCGGCATTATAACGTAAAGAAGATGCTGTAGTATCACCGGGATCAACACTAGTATCATTATTGGTACTAAAAATTAAACCAAATCCAGATTTATCCCCTTGTGTTCCTTGTGGACCTTGAATGCCCTGGAGACCTTGGGTGCCTTGGAGACCTTGAGATCCTTGTGTACCCTGAGTACCTTGATATCCTTGGATACCTCTAATATTACCTACTTTAAACCATACACCTTCTTCATTTAAGATCCATAGATCTCCTGTAAATTCATCAATAACACCCTGGTTAAACTGGGCAGATGGGAAATAAGCATCTAGATATGCCTGAGGGTCATTAGGTCCAATTGTTGTTGCTGGATTAGGTGTCCCAATGTTCCAAACAGCACCATCATATATCCAGAAATCACCGGTTCCACTATCAAAGATAGCATCGTCTACATTCGTACCGCCATTAGCTGCAGCGAAAGCGTTTAGTTCTGCCTGCTCATTTCCTGGTGTGAGAAGAGTTGATCCGAGAACGTTATTATCAATAGTTCCTGGATCAATTTGTCCTTCTACATCAGGAACTGTTCCTAGAATAACTAGGTCTCTACCACGAAGACCTTGGATACCTTGAACTCCTTGTAGTCCTTGTGGACCCTGTAGTCCCTGTGGACCTTGAATACCCTGTAATCCCTGTGGACCTTGGACTCCCTGGACGCCCTGATCTCCTTGAACACCTTGGATACCTTGTAAACCCTGGAATCCGGTAAATCCTTGAATACCACGGAGACCTTGGATACCTCTAAATCCTTGGATACCTTGCAATCCACGCTCTCCTTGGATACCCAGTAGACCCTGAATACCTTGAGATGCTTGAGGACCTTGAATACCTTGAACACCTTGGAAACCAGTAGGACCTTGTGGACCTTGGACTCCCTGAACGCCTTGATCTCCTTGGATTCCTTGGACGCCTTGATCTCCTTGGATTCCTTGAGTTCCTTGTGGACCTTGGGGTCCTTGAATACCTTGTAGACCCTGAGGACCTTCACCTTGAATACCCTGAACACCCTGCTGTCCAATAGTACCTTGTGGTCCCTGTGGACCTTGGATACCTTGAATACCTTGACCGCCACCACCTTGGATACCCTGGAAACCTTGAGTTCCGGTTTCACCCTGAATACCCTGATTGGCAAGACCCTGAGTTCCCTGCTCTCCTTGGAGTCCCTGGACGCCTTGATCTCCCTGGATACCTTGAATACCCTGAGCACCTACTCTTCCTTGGAGACCTTGGAGACCTAAATCTCCTTGAACACCCTGTAATCCTTGTGGACCTTGAATTCCTTGATTACCAATAACACCCTGAATACCTTGAGGTCCTGTAGGACCTGATAGACCTTGATTTCCCTGTTCTCCTAATTCACCTTGAATGCCTTGATTTCCTTGTGGTCCTAAATCTCCCTGGATACCCTGGATACCCTGAATGCCTTGAGATGCTTGAGGACCTTGAATACCTTGAAGTCCATTAGGTCCTTGGACACCTTGAGTTCCACGGATAGGTCCTACGTTAACCCATGTAGTTCCGTTATATACCCACAAGTTTGATGGATTAGTATTCTCATCAAGAACACCATCGCCAGTAATTGCAGTTGAGAAGTTAGCGGTTAATTCTGCTACTTCATTACCAACTGTAAGAGGAAAAGATCCAATAATTCTTACAGATGTACCTGGGTTTCCTTGAATACCTTCACCCTGGATACCTTGAGTACCTTGTTGTCCTTCACCTTGGATACCCTGAATACCCTGAGTACCTTGGATACCAAATCCCTGAATACCCTGGATACCTTGTGGACCTTGAATACCCTGGATACCTTGAGCACCATCATCAATAAGTTCCCAAGACCTAATACCATTTTCGTCCGAAACCAAGACATAAAATTTATCTGGCGGTGGTGGAAGCGATGGCGCTCCTAAGTTAGGTTCCGCTTCTTCTAGAGCAAGGTAGGAGTATCTATCAGGACCTACAGATAGAGGACCTGTTACCTTTACTCTATTACTAAGGAGTCTACTAATTTCGGACATTTAAAGATCAAGCGGATGTTTCTAGGATACTGGCAATAAATTTAAGTTCGGCACCAGGGGCAGTTCCGGAAACTCTAATTAAATCTCCGGTTTCTAATACCAACTTACCAGTCAATAGATTCAAAGTATCATTTGAGGGAATAGTAAAAGAAGATACAATATCTGTAAAGATTCCACCTCTACCAAACTGGAATGTTACATTATATGGATTGCCTCCTGTATTTGTAATCTGTGCCAAAAGGAATACAGATTTAAAACCAAGAGGTGCCTCGTAAACTTCTTCTAAAGAAGAAGTTACGTCAAAGGTAACAGTTTTAAAATTATTTAGGGGTAAACCAGCCATTGTTTTTAATTAGGATAGGGCGAGGATAAAGGGAGTTACAGTAACGAATAGAGATCTTTGGAAGGAGTCACCAGATAAAGTACCAGTGTTTTGGTTAATCTGCAGACCCTGACCAATACGGAAGTTACCTAATTGGTCTGTACTGGTGAAAGCGACTTTACCGCCATTAAGTTCAACAACCTCATTTGCTTGGATGGGTACGCCACCTCTAGCAGGGATAGCTTCTTGAATCTTAGTTCCAGCACCCACATATTCCATACAATGTGAGTTGGCGATGATTCTGGTCTGCTGGAAGAAGTAGACTTCATCACCGTCATTCAAATCAAAAGCGATGTTCTCATCAGTTGTGATAGTAGTTTTACCATCAGCATCAGGTATATCCCCAGTAACAATACTATAATACTGTGGATACATTTCCGGTTCTACTGTTGCTGTAACAGTAGGAGAACCACCAACCAATACAATGTTTGGAGGATTAATAAACTGAGAACCAGAGGAGATAAGAGTAATCGAAGTTACGACCCCGTTATTTAGATTAGCAATAGCCTGAGCAGGAATACCACTAGGACCAGTTGGGTCATCAATGACAACAGATGGAGGGGAAGTATATCCACTACCACCGTTAGTTATATTTATCTGTTCAATAAAGAAGTAAGGTTTACCATTATTACCAATTGTGATGCCCTGACCGATATATGGTTTCTTGGGACAATCTCTTAGATTGATGGTAGATCCTGGATTTTGGTTACCATCAACAAATGCCGTATATTGTAATGGCGATACGCCATCAGCAACTAGACCGAAGTTACCAAAGTCAGTGTTGGAGTTCGTGATAGAGCAAGTAGATCCGGCAGTTAGATATACAGCACGGTTACAGCAGATCTCGAAGATAGACACCAACTGAGTATAACCACCGTTAACAATAGTAATACCGTCACCACCCTGGTTGTACTGGGTATAGGAGTCAAGAACGAACGAGGCAGTTCCTGTTGCTAGATTACCATCTACAATCAAACCACTACCAGTAGTAGTTAGAGAAGTACAGTTCTGTACATATGGAGATCTGGTAATGTTACCAGCAAGACCAATGTAATAGTCGAAGTTAAGCTCAATGTTATTAAACGTAAGCTCGTTAGCAGTAGAGACGGTGATTACCTTATCTTGAATGCTGATGATAACAGCAGCAGTGGCAACACCGCCAGTAAGTTTGCCTGGTTCTAGATTCTTAACCGTGACATACATTCTCTCCTTGAGACCCTGTGTATCATCTAATGTAATCTGATAAGATCCCTTGACACCAGATCCAATCTTAGTAATTGTTCCCTCACCTTCAGCAGCATATGCTTGATTGGTATCAGCATTAATCTTAACTTTGGGGAAAGAGCAGGTATAAGATGGGAATCTGTGTCCAGAGAATGTTACGTTAGTAATGTAGCCACCGTTCTCACAGTAGATTAGATTCTCTGTTGGATTGGATGGGTAAATGCTGACATCACGTAGGTTATCACCAAAAATACCTGTATTTGGAGGTAGGGTGATAGGAGTCTGCTCTGTGTACACACCAGACTTAACAAATACTGTAGTCTTAAAGGATGGTAACTGAACCTCAACAGAAGTCTGGGCGTCTGTATTTGGACCGCCTTCTAGAAGCATAAACTCGATGATGTCCCAGTAGTTATCAATCGAAGCAGTAACATCAACACAATATGGATAGTCAAAATCACGAATAACAGTGTTATCAAAGTATAGAGGTTCTAGGCTATACTTTGGTTCGTATAAATCATTGGAAGGAGAAATCAACCATTGATTTGCTGCCTTCTTCATTAGATCTCTGGCAAATCTATAAGAGAGAATAGACTGCTCTAGTTCTCCATCAATATAGATGAGTTGTTGATTCTGGTTATCGAAGTAGAAGTTAGCAATATCAGTTGTGTTAACGTTACCGCCAACCTTAAGATCTGTTGCTACTCCATCAATAATGTACCCAGTATCACGATAGCAAAGAGATTCGGTCTTCTTCCATCCCTTTCTGCCATAATTTTCTGTAACGGTATCTAAGTGTGCTAAGGTTCCATCGGTTACAACTTTTTCGAGAATAGTAATAAGGTTGTCTAGCGCAAGTTGAACATCGATACATACCTTGTCAGATCCGGACTTGGTATAATCTCTTGGTTGGAAACTTAAACCATACTCTTCTGGACCGAAGAATAGTTCTAAATCTTTGTTGTAGAGTTGGTTAGTAAGTGCCTTCTTACAGAACTTAACGGCAGCCTTGTAAGCGGTGATAGACTGAGATTCTTCTCCTACTAAACCATCAGCACGAGGAGTGCCATCGTTATTAAAATATGCTCTGGCAACCTTGATAATGTTAATGTTGCTGTTGGCATATAAATCCTCAGCGAGTGCTCTTACAACATATCCAATATCTCTACGACACTTGAGTTCGTTTACACCAGGAGAACCAAACGTTTCTAGTCCTGGGGTGCTAACGATGCTATCATCTCCAGCAGTTAGAGTATCTGTAACGATGGTTACTAAAGAAGCGATCTCATTCTGAACGTCGATACATTTGTTTGGATAAAGATTACCATCATCTGTGATAGTAAGATCTCTCTTATAAAGAACGTTTTGAATGGCATCCTGCATCACTAGGATTGCTTTGCTGAAAGCACTTACAGTCTGGGGAACTTCTCCAGCAATCACTGGGATTAGAACACCACCGTCTAAGTAAGATCTGGCAGCCGTAACGCTATTAGTATTGCTTCTTGCCTTGAGATCTGCCATTACAGCATCAACAATGAAACCAATATCTCTACGGCAGATCTTACCGCCTGGAGCATAGGCAGAATCTGTATCAAGGAAGATACCTTCGTCTAAAGCAGGAAGATTTAGAGTTCCTGCTTCGATATTATCTACCTTGATAGTGGTTAGGTTATCAATCAGTGTTCTGACATTAGCACAAGATCTAGCGTCTGTATTACTTTGTGTTGCTGGATCTGGTGTAAGAGTTAGATCTTTGGTGTATGCTGTTAGATCTGCTGTAGCATATACAGCACCATTGGATAAGTTGGGCGTGAAGTCAAACGAATCCTGGTTAGTGATCGCTGCCTTCATTAACTCAGCAGCACATCTGAATACGAATAAAGATTCGACGGTGCTTCCAGAAGGATGGAATACATTAGGAGTGAGAACTCCATCAGTAAAGTAATACTCTGTGTTGTATCTAATATATCTGTTACCTTGAGTAAAGACATCTAGAGATACGGCATCGATGAAGTATCCAGTGTCTCTCTTACACTTATCAATCTCTGTTGGTGTTAGGGCACTGAAGAAAGTAGCATAGAGTGGGTTGGCAGCAGCGGCATCAAAAGCGTCATCGGTAATAGCAGTCTTGTTCTGCTGGATTAAGCGATACGAATCAAAGAATCTGCTGTTGTCGTTTGTTACCTCATCACCAGCGAAAGCATAGTCGGGGAAGTCAATAGCAATCTGAGCAAGAGATCTATCTAGGATCTCATTCTTATTAATACCGATTAGATTGGCGGCATCGTCAAAACGATCAAATCTGAAGGCAACCTCATCTACTAGATTTCTTAGATTTCCGTCAGTTAATACACCTGTGACAATAGCAGTTAAAGAAGCAATAGAGTTCTGAACGTCTACACAAGCAGCGGCATTGCCAGATTCAAGCACAGGGATATCACCAAGTCCGTCTCCATATTCTGCTTCGCCAGCAGAGATGGTTAAGTCTTTGATATAGAGTTGGTTAGTTACCGCCTTCTGCATCATGTCTCTTGCCATCTCAAAAGCAGTGATGGACTGAGACTCTTCCCCTACAAGACCTGGATAGATAGGTACATCAGTAGAGATAAAGTAGTTCTGAGCAAGTTTACGAGTGTATTTGTTACCAGCACCTAGGAAAATATCCAGAGAGATAGCATCAATAAAGTATCCAATGTCTCTACCACACTTGGATTCTGAGAAAACAGGATTACCATAATCAACTTCTCCGGCTGCAGCATCAGGAATAGTAGCAAAACCTGTTCCTGGAGCAAGTCTCTCTGCGTCAATAGCATCTTTAGTAATACCAACCAAAGTTTGGATTGTTGCTCTTACATCAGCACAGTTAGCAGGATCTCTTGGATCTACGCTAGGAGGATCAGGAAGAATGGTTAGATCTTGTCTGAATAGATTGTTTGTTACTGCTAACTCCATAGCATCGGCGGCAGCCTGGAAAGCAGTCACAGACTCTAGTTCTTCACCGATGTCATTATAAACACCACCAGGGAAATATGCTAGAGCGTTAGCGACAGACTTGACGTTTGCTTCGTTGTAGAGGTCATCTACAACAGCATCTACTAGATATCCTAGGTCACGCTTACACTTATCCATACCAGCGTTATAGTCACCATTGTTGACATAAGGAAGAAGATCAATGTCATCATCGGTGAATACATCAACAACAATAGTGGTTAAGTTATCAACTGTTGTTTGTACATCAGAACAAGCAGTTGCATCTGTGTTGAGGACATTTGGTTCGCCACTGCCAAATACAGCAGGACCTTCTACAACAGTGAGATCTTGAATGGGGAACTGGTTAGCAATGGACAACTTCATGTAAGAAGCTGCTTGACCCCAAGCATAGATAGATGCTAAATGCTCCTCGTCGTCTAGTTGAGGAAGTCTATTGCCAAACTCGTCGTAATGGAAGAGAGTAAAGTCTCTGGTGTATCTGTTTCCTCTGGTGAAGACATCTAAAGATACAGCATCGGTGAAGTATCCGATATCTCTACGGCACTTAACTTCTACAGCAGCGAGGTTAGTAACGACATCACCAGTATTGAAGTTGGGGAACAATAATGGGTTGGCAATGATGTAAGCGGAAGTGTCTACGTATGCCTGGTCAACAATATCATTCTTGTTCTGTTGAATCAAACGATATCCATCATAATAACGATAGTTCTCTTGATTGCTGGCAGGATCACCAGGGAACACAAAGTCTGGATGATCAATAGCAATCTGTGCTAATGCTCTATCAGCAATCTCATTCTTGTTAGCAAATACTAGATTAGAAGCATCCTGATATCTACCCTGTGGTACGTTTAGTTCATCGGGGATTACAGCAAAACCACTGTTATCCACAGCAATCTCAGCATTTAGAACATCAGTTACATATGTAACTAGAACGTTTAAGGTAGACTTGACATCAGTACAGGAGTTTGCCGCCTGGTTGCTACCAGTATCATTGGCACTACCAAACTCATAGGTTGGAGCACCTACAAGTTGAGTTAAATCTCTGTAAAGAACTAGACCTCTGTCAAATGCTTCACCTGCAGTGTTGGTTCCATCATCTAACTGATACGCTCTAGTTGTAGGGAGAGTAACGTTCAACTGGTTGCTGATTACAGCACCCATGATTGCCTCGGCATTAGTGAAGGCAACAATAGATGCTGCTTCTTCTCCATCCAAACCATTAAGGATAAACGTATTGGTCTCGTCGTAATAGTTTAATAGATACTTTCTAGTATAGGTATTAGATCCACCTAAGAATAAATCTAGGGATACAGCATCAATAAAGTATCCGATATCACGCTTACATTGTTCTGGGGTTCCTTGGAGGGTAAGACCTTCAAGGACCATATCATCATATGATAACTCAGCGATTAGAGTTCTGTTTTGTTGAATAGAACGATAGGCATCCTTATATCTCGATAGTCTTGTCTCTACTGGATCACCAGGATAAGAGAATAAAGGATAGTTATTGGCAATCTCAGCAAGAGATCTATCTACAATCTCTCTACGGTTTTGCTGAATGAGACGATAAGAGTCTTTATATCTAGAGAATCTATTTTCTGTATCATCTTCGGGGAAGTTAAAATCAGGATATTCAAGAGCAATCTCGGCAAGAGATCTATCCTGAATCTCTTCCATGTTGGAGAAGATTAGGTTTCTAGCATCCTTCCATCTACCAGACTCGGCAGGGGAGTCAGGAAATACAAATCTGTTGTTGCTAGTTCTAGTAATACCGTCTAAGTTGCCGGGAGTAGCATCACTACCGATTGCTTGTAGATAGATTAGTGTTAATGCCCAGATAGCAGAAGCAACATCAGTACATCCAGCACCGTAATCGACAGCAGGTGTGGGTTCTGTTCTTGTAAATCCAGTTAGATCACCAACACCAGAATCTGTTCCAATGGCATCGGTGATGATTGTTGTCAAGTCAGCAATCTTAGTTGCTTGATCAGCACAGTCTGGATTAGCAGGATCGGGTAATACATAAGGATCAATAACCTGAGTGAATGTATTTTGTGTTCCGCTAATTGGAGTAACAGTGATGCCTCTCATTACATCGATTGCTACATCTCTAGCATTCTCGTATACATTTACAGCTTCATCTCTTTCAGCATCTAGTAGAGTAGAAACTGCTTCGCCATTGAACGTTCCTGTTACATATACATTAGCGGCGTCATATACTCTATCGTTACCACCATATGTTAGGTTGTAGATGATAGCATCTAATACATCTAGTACGTCATCAATACAATCTTGTGGTGTTCCTGTTCCGACAAATCCAGCAAATGCTGGGTTAGCAATCATTCGGTCGTAACCTTCAGCAGCAATAAAGTTCTTATTTCTTCTAATGAGATCAGCAGCTTCAGCAGATTTCTGATCAACGATTGCTAGGGGATCTAGAACAATAGTGCTATCAAATACTGGAGTGAGTCCATGAGTACCTTCAATGACAGCGGTAGCATCTTGTCTCATTACCTCCATCATTACATAGGCAACTTCCTGATATACAATAGCGGAAGCATCTCTCTCACCTGTAATAAGATCACCAAACTCGGAAATGGTATATACTTCAGCATAGTCATATACCTTATTGTTGCCGTCATATTTCATGTTGAAAGCAACAGCATCGATGAATAGTTTTACGTCATCGATGCATTCCTGGTTTCCGTTAGGAACAGTAAATCCTGGATTGATTAATAGGTATCTCGCTAGTCCTCTCTCGAATCCTTCGTTAGCAATATAATCAACGTTGTTCTGGATAGTGTCGTAGGCATCAATCCATCTGTTGCCTCTGGCATAATCCTTATACTCGGTTAGAAGTTCTCCGACTACTTCATCCTGGAGAAGTTTTCTGTTTAACAGAATATTGTTAGCACCGTCACATAACTTACCAAAGAATCCTCTCTGTGCTGTTCTAAGAGCAGCCCCGATAGATGCTTTTGCTGTCTCAGCACTTAGACCGTCGTTGGCATCGTCTCCGTCTTTCGACACCCACAATACGTTCTCAATAGTGAGAGATTTCCAAAGAAGTTTTCCTTCTTTATTAACTTTAAGAAACTGTCCGTCTTCTCCGGCACTGCCAGTCGAATCAATAATCTCTCCTGGTTGTAATCCCCCATCGATTAGCAATCGATCAATAGGAGTTACACCTGTAGCGATGTCGAACAGATCCTGGGCGACTTCATTGATCTTTTCCCTTTGTTGTTCAAAGGTATCTGATCTAAAAACTTCCTTTCGATTAATTGCCATTTTCGATTAACTGACGGAGTAAACGTTTGATTTCTGACACGTCTTCTTTAAGATTATTTATGTCAGTAGTTATTGTAGAGAACCTATTAGCAATACTGTTTCTAACAGGTTTATCGGTATTAACAATGGCACCGGTTTCCGGGTCACGATATAAGTTTTCGTGACCCTTTACCTTAATATAGTTATTCATATTAGTAAGAAGCTACTGCTCTTAAATCTTGGATCTTAGGTGGGAAAGCAGGTTCATCTGTCTTCATAACGATCTTAACAGCGTAAGAAGAAAACTCGGGTAAGTTACTTACACTATATTTAAACTCTTGATATTCTGCTTGTGTTTCGTAGTTTCCAGAGATAGAGTTGCCGGAAGTAGCAATATCTGTGTTGTCTGGATTTCCATCAACGTTGAATGCCACCCAGTTAATATCATCAAAGTTTTCTTGACTAGAAGCTTTCTTAAACTTATAGAACACTTTGACATTTTCTGTATCCTTAACCGTTGCTGTAACACGAACATCAATAGATGTTCCTGGTGTATTAATGAATGTCTCTTTAGAAACATACTTAGCAGCAGAAGAACTATTTTTGGATTCTACATCAGAAACAAAGTCAACACCGGAAGAAAGAGTCATAGTTCCTACATTTAGATACTTATCATCGGCGGACTTGATAATATCGCCAACTCTAAAAATATCTGGTTGTTGTTCCACTGGATCAGCAGATCTTACATAGGCAGACCCTGGTGAGATCTCAGAATCATAGTCTCCATTGATAGGTTCGTATGGAGTATCTACGACTAGAACTTTATCCTTGGAATCCCACTCAACAATCTTACCGTTGATTGTATTATCGTATGTTGTAGTTAGTTCTAGGGGATAAGAAGCAACGACATTAGAACCTTCCGAGAACTGGAATGTTTCTTCGGAAATGCCATTGATGCTAGTTGTAGCAGATGTAATAGTAGTACCTACGGGGTCTACAATAAGAGTAGATTCTCCAACAATAAAGTTGGATGTAGTTGATACGTTAATGGATGCTGTTGCAACACCGTCGAAAGCAATGATGGAACCAATAGCACCGGAAGTAGTTCCGGTAACAGTACATCCTACAGTAATCTGAGATGGGTCACCGATAACCAGGAAGTTAACTTCATAAGAAGGTAAGAAACGAAGTTCTTGATATCTCTTACCGTATCTTGCTTCTCTGCCGGAAGCATTCTCTACTCTGTTAGAGACTGTTTTGACAGAAGCAGCGTTCAAATCAATAACTGGAGATACAGTTTCACTTGTGCTGGATAAGTTAATCTTATATTCTAGGGATTTATCAACTGAGTTGAACACTTCGTTGATTCTAGAAGCAATCACTTTTTGATTGGTAAAGTAATGCTGCTCGTTTAAGAAAGTTTTCTCGAAATCGTTTTCTTGATAAGAAACAAAGTTAGTAGTCTCGGAATCTACAGGAACAATGTCGGTAGTTTTTACCATTGCCTGAATAGAAGTATTATTTAACTGTAGATATGCTACTTGAGCATATAGTTTTTCATACTTTCTATTATAAGTTGATAATACTCTAGATCCACCTCCAATAACACTAGAACCTGCTCTGCTTGGACTGGTGATGTTATAGGAGTCAATACCACTGTTAGATACTTTAAATAGTGATCCATTTAGAGTAACCGCCGAAACTCCACCTACATCTTCAACTTCCTTGAAGTATACGTAGGATTTTCCGGTATCTTCGAATCCATTGTCTCTGTGATTTACTTTAACAATAGAGTTGTTGCCCTTAAACAAGGGAGACGTAGAGTTGACAGGAGATTTAGCACTGGTTTCGAAAGGAGAAACATTAAGTGATTCATATCCTAAGTTCTCGTTAGTGAGTCTTAACTCTCCAGTAGCATTTGTGAAGAACGATGCTCTGTATAAAGTAAACTTAATGTCTTCAAACAGATCTTCGGTGAAGTTACCAGTATTTTGTGACTTATACACGGAACCAAGTAAAGGTTGTGTAGTTACCGATGCCTGGGTAGTGATTTCATCTTCACCAAGTCTAGATACCCATAGTTCATATTCTAAGGAATCAGTTTCAATCGCTAAAGCATATTCTGTGTTATCTTGGAGATATACAGGATACTTAAACTTGAATAAAGTTGGAGTAACAGAGTTGGTTTCGCTTAGATCTGAATCTGTGGCAACACCCATCTGTACGGCAGGCGTGTCGATTTCGATAACAGACTCAACATTTGCTCCAGTAGCCCCTGTTCCAATACCTTTAATAATCACAGAAGGTGCTTCGGTATATCCTTTTCCAGATAGAACTAGGTCAACGTTGTAAACAGAACCATTAGAAACTTGGATATCAGCAGAAGCAATACTGCCACCTGGAAGTTGTGGACTCTCGATTGTAATCGAAGCGCCATTGTACTTCTCGCCAACACTTTTAACTTTTAGATCAACAACTCTACCAGAGTCTTTAGCAAGAGTAACAACAGCAAGTCTATTGTTTGTAGAGTTATATTGAGTTACAGATGAAATATTTAAATCTTCATCTTGAATAAAGGAAACTCCATTATGATTAGAGAGAATCAGCGTATATGTTTGTTCTTTGGTAATCGTGAAAGAAGTGCTTAACTCATCACCTAAAGAGATACCATTTTTATCTAAGACATCAACCAAAGGTCCAACAGCACCAGAAGATGCTCCGGTAATGTTCTCTCCTTTAAATAAGGAGACAGAATCTGTATCTCCTGTTAAATACGCCTTTAACTTTGTAGTTGGGGAAAGACTAATCTGAGTTCCTGGTACAATATACTTTCCTGGAACTCCAGACTCTACGTTAGTTAGATATACTCTAATAGGAATATCATTACTCTTCTTGGAGAAGAAGACATCAACACCGGTTGTAAATACTCCGCCTGGATATCCTTCTACCTTGAACGTTTGTGCCAGTGGATTTGGTTTTAGTTCCTGATCTGTATTGCTGTTAGCAAGTTGAACACCCTCGTTTGCCTTGAAATAAGCAATACCAGTAGAGACGATGCTCTGTGGATTGGAGGGCATCACACCAGAAGCATAGAACTGTACCTCAGCGTAGGTGTCTAGATTTTCTTTGGATTCATTAGAAACACCAGAAGAGAAGAGGAATGTTTTAGATCCTTCTGTTACTCTTACTTCTTCGGCTGATAGATCATACTGTACTGTATTAACATCTCCTGTCCATCTGGTGTTTAGTCTTGGTGGAGCTCCAGCAGGAACTAGAACAATACCACTCAAACTACCGTTGACATCAGTTACTAATTCGTTACCAAAAGTAGATAGAGAGTTACCGGCAATACCAGTATAAGAGATATCAGGGCAAACCCACCTTCCAACATCTCTATCATCTAGATAAACGTAGATCTTTGTATTTGGTTTAAGTCTGTTTAGAGTAAACTTAATGGGGATAGATCTAGCAAAGAACTGAACTCCAGTAGCTACAGATCTTCCATTGACAATCTTACTATTAACTCCTTTGCCCAACTCATTATTTTGTGGACTTACGTTAGAAGAACTAGCAATGCTGGCAGCAGTTGTAGAGGAGATAATATTATCTGTATTGATATCAGATAAAGACTCAATATTGTATAGAGTTTTATCTGTACCTACCCAGTTAACAATGAAAGAATCATACAAACTAGAAAGTGATTCTTTGGAATCATCTTTTGCCAAGAGAATAGAGTTTAACTTTGTGTTGGTATCAACAACTAATGGTTCTACAGAAGAATCATACCACTGATCGATAGTTGGTGAAACGTTAGCATCTCCAACATACTGAAGTACAACAAATGGATTGGGGTTGACGGTGTTTGTAGCGTTGTCATTTCCTAAGAGTTTCTGTTCTGTGTAGGGCAGGGTGATAACACCATTGTTGTTAACATATCCAGCAAGAACTCTTTGATCGTTCCTGGTATTAACTTCTTTCAATAAGAAACTATCTTCTTTTGCTTGAGGTCTTAATACAGACTGCTGTGAATCGATAGCACATTGGTAATCAATAGAACCAAGATTACCAACAGAATGTGCCTCGAAAGCATCAACAAAGAATCCAGACTTGAACCTATCAATACCCAAGTCATCCTTAACCTGCATGTTTAGTGCCTGTTGCTCAAGAATGCTTAGCGTAGTGTAGAACTCAAGGCGTTCAATACGCTTCTCTAACTTGCCAATATCTCTCATGGTATAACGTCTGTTATCCACAGGAATAATCCTTACATCCTTGGTGCTATTTGTAAAAGCAGGAATGTTTAAGTAAGCGAGAGCGATGGAATCATCAATGATTTCTGGTTTGGATGGGTTTAATGAAGGGTTTCCTTGCTCTACAACAATCTCTCCACGTTTTGTTAGGAACACACCATCCATTCTTCCTAGATACTGACTTTCGGAGAACGTAAAAGTATACTCTAGGTTTTTATCTGTGGCTGGTGTTAAAGATGGAATACCCGATGGACCAGTGAACGAGAGAGCAGATGCCTCACTTAAGATGGATGTATCTTGGAAACCGCTAATAATAGAAGTGCTATCTACTTTAGGTCTAAAATCGATTACGTCTTTTAGACTTACAGTTCCATATACAGAAGAGTTAAATGTTGGGATTTCTGAAGCTGTTACACCTGCTTGGTGTATATAAGAATCAACTGTAGAGAAATCTCCAAGAGAATGCTCGAAGTAATCAAAAGCAATCAATAACTGACCAGTAGGAGCATCAAATCCTGGTTTGAGAATGATTCTAGAAACATCGTAGAAAGTATCTCTCTGTCCGCTATCAAAAGTATACTTGTAAGTAATGTCAGTTCCACTTACAAGATTTCCGTCAGCATCAGCATCTGGGGGAGTAGAAGATGTACCTTCATAAACATATCTTAACTTAAAGGCATCTGAATATGTTAATACTTCAATAGTTTCTGCGTCGTAATCAGTTCCTCTAAATGGAATGATTCTATCACCACCGGATACAACAGAGAGTCTCTTATTCCTAATAGCAGTCTTTAGTCTAGGTCTTGCCTTATCAATCTCAATCGTAGCAGTTAGTTTAAGTTTTGGATAAACAGCTAGAGCACCTTGACCCTCTCCTTGGAAGAAACTATTTGGTAATGTGATAACCAAAGAACCGGAGGTTACTTCTGTAGAAGTAATGACGTTTGAGTTGATCTGAACATATTGTTCATCAATGTAAATAATGTCTCCTGTATTTACTGCCGTAGAGTCTCCGGCATCCAAAACAGTTATAATAAAGTTTTCTTCGTTATATCTAGCAAATCTTTGTGTACCGGACGTTAACTGAGCACTAAATGTTACCGTGCTACCGGCAGCAGCAAGTTCAGAAACAAAATCTTTCCTGATATAATACTTAAATCTAGTATCCTCTGTATCTTTGACCAAAGAAGCAACTTGCTTACTTCCTGTTGGGAAGATAAGACTAGACTTTGTGGCATTCTCTAGAACAGGTCGAACTCTAACAACCGTAGCATTAGTGACATTTGCTCCTAATGTGTAGTCTAGAAGGATTCTAGATTTTACGACACCTTCAGAATCAGTATATGATTGTACGACATTTCTAATAACTTGTCCGGCATCATCTGTGTATTGGATTAGATCTCCTCTCTTAAGTGTCTGAGAAAGATCGGTAGCAAATCCATTAGATACCAAATACTTGTTTCCTTTTTCTCCACTAAAAGTGAAAGATGTAACTTGTACGGATTCGGCGTATTCTGCTTTCGTAGTATCAATGTCTGCTGTAAATGTATATGAGTCATATACAGAGTTGAAGGACTTAATATTCTGGTTACTGTAAGTAAGAACAGTGTCCTTGTTAAGAACCGCTGTGATTCTAGCGTTATTAACACCACCTTGATCAGGAGTTACTGTTACAACAGGGGGAGAAACATATTGCTGTCTAATCTCATTGTTATTGACAATCTCGGCAGCGTAGATTCCACCACCTTCTACTTTAGCTTCTACAACAGCAGTATCAAACTCTCTGCCATTAATAACTAGTTTTGCTCTGGTAGGACCCGAATCAGCATATCCAGATCCTCGGTAGTTTACAACAAAGTGAGAGATGGTATTTTCTTGAGCAATCTTCAAAGAAACCCCATCTTCATCAATAATAGTTTCTCCTGGTCTGAAAGTTCCAGACAAAGTGGTTACAAAAAGATTTTTTCCAAATGAGTAGTTTCTAGTCTCATCAGACTCAACAACACCATATGCTTTACTATCACGTCCAACAACATACTTACCTGGGGTAAATCCTGTAGTAGGAGAAGTTTCTAACTTTAACTTTGTGAAGAATCTAGGAGCGAAGTAAGAGAAGTTAAACGTAGCGTTATAAGGACGTGATCCATCTTCTGCTCTACCTTTAGAAAGAATCTTGTCTAGATCTTCATTAAATCCTTCTGCTCTTCTAACTAAAGAATAGTTCTTTGGTTTTGCTATGCCTGCTACAGGGTGAATGGTGTCATTATAATCTACGACAAATGCCCATGGAGTTTCGGTAAAAGCAGTTGCTTCTGATGTCCAGAAATATCTATATCTACCACTGCCGTTCTCGTCATATTCAAATAGATACGTATCTAAAATAGATTTTTGAGCTAAAACAGTAACTTCGGCAAATAGTTGTGTTGCTTCCGAGTTAACTACGTTTCTATTAACAATAGACTTTCCGATGACTGTTACTTTATCAACAGTAGTAGGAACTCCGCCGCTAACTGTTTTAGAGAACCATAGTTCATCGGGGATAAGTTCTAATGTGGGGACATCATCAGTCAACTGAAGGTACAGAGTTTTGATTCCCACATCAAGTCCAAAGGGTTGAGACCTTCTGTTGACAGTTGATTTGAAATAACCTTCTGCTTCTAGACCATTCAATCCAACGGTTCCATCATTAAATACAGTGTTCAAGTATACATCAGGATATGACGTTAGTTCTCCTCCCACAGTGTTTAGAGGGACTGTGCCTGATAAGTTGGTAATCTTATATGTGGCAAGACCAGTGGACTTTAAGAGTACATTATCTTTTGTTAGAATATCTCTTGCTTTATCAACCTCTACATTCTTGGTTGCCTTGTTAACAATCTCATATCCTCTAACATATGCCTTACCGGGTCCAACAGCAAGAATCATCTTAGATTCTGCTTCTACTTCCGATAACCCGTTTACGGTTCCGCTACTACCTAATCTGTAGATACCGTTGTTACCATTTTGTTGGTAGTATTCTCTAACTTCGGTCTTAAACGTATCTACAACGTAGTCTCCAGACTCGTCATAGGTTCTTCTTGCTAGAGTATCTTCTAGTAAACTGTAATCTGCTTTTTCTACTTCTTTTTCGATTACACCTTGATTTACTTTTAATAGTTGAACAAAGTTATTATCTGTCTTATCGGAATAACCAACTTCAACTAGATTTAAAGTAATCTTAAATCTATGTGCTCCTGGAGCAGAAGCATTTGAATATCCTCTTGCATTGTCGAAGAGAGACCCATCTTGCTGTGGGGTAACAATCTCTTCTACAATACGAAATCCTACTTTAGCAGAAGTTTTGGAAGAATACTTATCAATAACTAAAATCTGCTTTTTATTTTTTACAAAGAAACCATTTACAAAATAAATGCCCTCTTCTACTTCTACAGCACTAGCAAACCCCATTGCTGGACTACCGATCACGGTTTGATCGCCAGTAATAGGATTTTCAATAGTGATAGATGTTGGTAGAACGCTCCCGTCAATACCAACTACCAATAGTGGAGTGTTAATACCATTAACAACTTCTAATGTTTCGCCTTGTCTAAAAGTTGTTTCGTTGTTGTCGTCGCCACTATTGACATACGTTACGAATAAAGTATCAGACTCAGTAGTTGTAGCTAAAGCAGTATCAACTACATTAGCAATAACACCAGAGGTGATTCCTCTTAGTTTTTGTCCAACTAATAAACTAATATCATATGTTTGATAAACAATAGTACCATCTGGTTGACCGACTCCCACTTCGGAAACAGATGATAACTTAACATAGTCAAGTTTTGTATTGAGACCAACCTCCCCCGGAACTACTTGCTGTCCCTGTTTAAAAGTATACCTCCCTATACTTTCAATCTGATTCTGTAGAATAGATTGAAGTGTAGTTAGTTCTCTTGACTGAATAGAATATCCAGGTCGAAAAAGAACTTTGTAAAAGTTCTTATCGGCATCAAAGTCGTCAAAATATGGAGTTGCATTAATGTTAGTCTTCTGTGGCATGAGAGTACATTATTCCTGGGAGTTAAAAACGGTCCCCCGAAGGGGACCGTAGTATAATATGTAGATCAGAACTCGATGACAAGTTTGATGTCTTCGATCTGGTCAGGAGCACGAGTGATTAGTCTTCTGTTTTCCTGATAGAGGATGTCTCCAGTATTAGGATTAAACTCGGTATCACGTACACCAGCAACGAGAACGATAGCGCCCTCAGTTCCGTCGAAGTTCACAACAGTACCAGACTCATTAGACTGGTTGGAAGGAGTAGTAACAGGGTTGACTGCGGTAACACCATTGTCAAACTCTCTTACAACACCTCTGTCCTTGTGCTCAACTTGAGACTGGTAGTAGGAAAGAAGTTCGTCACCACTAGGAGAAAGAGTTTCTACAGAAACTACTTTACCTTTGGCAGTACCGCCGCCAGCAAGAACCTGACTGATGTCATCGTCTGGTTGGAAACCAGCAGCGGATGGAGATACACGAATAACCTTGAGGTTAGATAGTGTCTCTGCGTCACCCACAGCCAAGGATGTTGTTGGATCCTTGAGAATACCGATTCTTCTGAAATCGTTATCTACAGGGAAGTCTCCATCACCTTCAGCATAGGTTAGACGGATGTTTGCCATGATACGCTTGGCATTGAACTCACGCTCGATGCTACGAGCACCAGCAACAGGAGTGGAAGAAGCACCGGCACCATGACCGCCCTTAGGAGCGATAATGACTTCGATATCAGCACCATCTCCACCACCAGCGCCGATGACCGTGCCAGTGGCAGTAGCGAATCCGTCACCGCCGGTCTCGGGATCATTCCAGCTATCGAATACACCATTTGGTTCTGGGGTCGTCGTACCAGTCTCAAGGATAACACTACCGTAAGTATATCCAGTACCATCAGCAGCAATGGCAAGGTTAATAATATTATTAGTACCATCAACCTCGAAAGACACAACAGCGCCAGTACCATCTCCTACAACAGGAGCGAAGTATGGACCGCCCACGGGAAGACCTGCCGACTGAGCACTTCTTAGATAAACGGATAGAATAGCACCATCTTGAGCAATCTGCTCAGTTTGTAGTCTATCGGAACCGTTGTTAGGAACTTGTAGCGAGACAGGCATAAAGTCTGTCGATAGGAAACGTAGAACGTCATCAATAGGAAGCTTGTACATAAACTTCCATACGTATCCATTTGCTTCCCTGAACTGAACTGGACCGGGAGCAGCAACAGAAAGTGGTCCCGATGGGGCAACGTTCTCACAGAAGAGACCTTGCTCACGCTCGCCATTAACAGGATCTCTGTAGATAGCAGGGAGAGATGGGTTTCTTGTTGGTTCGATAGTAGCTGCAATACCATTAGGATTTGCTTCAGAAGAACCGTTGTATAGGCACTTCCAAACTTCATAGTCACCGTTCATTACATAGAACTTCATATCTCCAAGATTATCTTCTTGGGGAAGGGGTTGTCCTCTGTCGGTAACAGCGTTGGATCCTGGCTTACCAATGGTTCCGGTGTTAGGAGCTCCAGCGAAGGAATAATCATGACGATACATGTCATAGACATCAGTACCGGTTAGTGCCCAGTTATAACGACGAACCACAGCTCTGGTGTATTCGACCGTCATTCTCTTGGCGGCAATGATATCATCATAGACTTCATAGAACTCTCTGGTGTTATCAAACGCTGTAGGAACAGTGGTATCCTCGTCAGCAAAACGATATACTCCAGTAGTAGCAGTAGATCCAGCAGCGGCACCACCAGCCTGTACGGTTAGGGTAGAACCGGCAGGAGGGGTCGTTAGGTTACCAGATGATCCAGAAACATTACCTAGTACTAGGACATCCTCGTATACGGCAACAACGTCTGCTGTAAAGTCTACACCTGGAGTACCGACGGAAACTTGATCTCCAACGGAACCAGCCCAACCGGCAGCAGCATCAACACGTCCATAAACTTCAAGCGTAGGCTCCCAGCTTTGTGGTCTACCAACGAAGAAATACATTTGGTTTCTTTCGATTAGCGGGTCATTGTTACCAATGAAGTTACCGTCTAGATCGAAGTAGTCATCACCCAAAGCATCTAAAAATGCTTCAGCATTATAAATCCTGAACTTATCAGAAATGATTGCACTCATTTAAAAAATCTCCTTTTTTTGGTCGATATTTATTGTTATTTATACAAGATTATCCGATAGTTCTGAGGTAAGAACCAGTAGCAAGATGAGTCTGTACGGTAGTTCCGTTGGCTCCTCTGGTGATTCCTGTTAGGAACGTTCCGGCGATTCCTGTATATTCGATTTCTTCGATTGTGTGGTTGGCGGGATCAGGATCAGACGTATTAGCAACGATGATTGTTCCACTTGTTGGCCAATCAAGATCAGTCAGATCAACACTGGAGTTGATGGGCACCAAAGTATCATTGGTATCTAGTAAATCAAACTGTAACGTTCCACCGATTTCATTAATCGATGGGAATCCTAGTCTGAATCTTGTTCCGTTGGTGAGGATGCTAGATTCTCCTCTTTCAAACTCTAAAATCTCATAAGAAGCAAGAGTTTCGGCAATAGATCCATTGATGTTCAAGGAACCATTGGACACGAAAGCATTTCTTTCATACATACCGAACGACATGCCTAGAGTCGTTCTGAGATATTGAGAATCTAACTCATCATCTAACTGATCAGCAATACCAGTAACAACAGTAATATTTACCTCGCTGTTAATATCACCGATAAAGATCTCAATATCATCTTCCTGTACAATAACAGACGTAACATTGCTATCAATATCTACAACTGCTAGATTATCCTGAGAGGTAGAATCATAGGGGATTCTGATTTCCTGGAATACCTTAAATCCAGCAGAGGGGTTAACCTCACGGGTAATATTTCTTTGACTCCAGGATTCTACACTGAAAGGCTCAAGCATGAGAACTTCAGTGACATCACTGAAGATTGCTCCATCTTCCTCGTATGGAGGTGTTGGTAGATCTTCGAAGTCATTGAAGTTAGTAAAGATATTGAGAACATTAACAACTCCGTATAGTTGTCCACCTTCAGTTGGTTCTCCAATCGTTCTACGAACTTCAAGTGTGGTGTTAATGTTATCACCAGGAACAAGAACCCATTCGGCTTCTCTACGGAGGTTAAAGATAACATCTTCAAGTTCAACACTTCTGACGATGATCTTCTGGATATCTGTTGGATCTTCTGGGTCAACCCCAGCGCCAGGAATAGTTTCTGTGAAGAATACCTCAAATACGAATGCTTGCTGTGGCATTCCGGCATCGCCATAGAATCCTTGACCAGATAACTGGAATGCTCCTGGTTCGAGGTGTCTATTAGGATAATCTCTCTCAATCTGCTTGACAACATTGAGATTCGTTTGATCACAATCATATTGCCAGATCTTCTCCATCCAGAAGACAGTTCCGAGTTCATCACCTTGATATGGAGTTTCTAGTTTTAGTTCTTGTCCAGATTCATCTAGGGGAACTTGTCCACGGAAAGCGGCACCACCGGACCACATGTTAACAATCTTAAAGACAGAATCTGCTGGTGGTCCATCTCCATAGCTTCTGGGTTCTCCGCCATCAAGGAAACCTTGAACGGGGGATTCTGGATCAAAGGCAACAAATAGTTCAGATCCATTAATCTCAGAACCAAGTCTTTCGATTGTAGTTCTGATCGAAATAATAGCAAAATCTTCAGTCTGATACTGCCAGACCTTAACCATGTTAAAGATAGGATCTAGAGTTTCGCCTACGTATGGGGTGTCTAGGAATAGTTCTTGACCAGATTCATCTAGAGGAACTTGTCCACGGAACTCAGCACCACCAGACCATAGAGGAACAGTATTTGTTTTCTCGAATTCTACACTAACAGGAGTAATGTAGGGGGTCTCGATTTCTACTAGAGAAACAACATCATCCTGAACAATCTCGATAAGTTCAGCGCCAAAGATGGTGAATACACCCTCCATGGAGATATCTTCAACGGGATTGATGATTAGATTTACAAAGGATTCGATACCCTTAACATCCGCTACCTCTTCCTCATTTGTTGCTGTCCAGACACGATGGATTGCCCAAGGACTTTGATCGGAGTTGGCAGTAAGAGTGCTAGCACCGGCATCAACATCAAAGACGAAATAACGTAGATTGTTCTGTACAATACTAGCAATAGAGAAGTCTTCTACAGAAATGGTAACATCAATCTCAATAGGTTTGGTGATGAATACTTCATAGAAAGTAGGACCGGGTAGACCAGCAAAAAGTTGTTCTCCAAAACGATCTTCGATGGGGATTTTAAACTCATCTTCTAAGAAGATGCTAATAATAGAATCTAGGAATATATTTGTATCATCGTCCTGGTGAACCTGAGTCCACTGAGCAATATCAACGTTGAATGGAACAACTCTAGTTGCCTCCCAGATAATGATATCCTCAACATCATCAATCTGTGGTAGGAGGGTAATGATTTCTAGTTCAATATTTACAACAGCAACATCAATCTCATTACCGAAAGATGGTTCGATTTGTCGGAACCATTTAACTTCATTTGTTACATCGACACTTGTCTCTGGTACACCACCGACAAAGAATGTAAAGATAGTGTCATCATCTTGATGAACCTGAGTCCACTGAGCAATATCAACGTTGAATGGAACGTTAATATCATTTTGTTTGAGAACATAGATCTTAGGTTCAGTAACTGCTAATGTTAAGGATCCTTGTGGATAGAAGACTTCTGGTTCATTCTCTAGTCCAGATGGTAGTTCGTTAACAAATACACGCTCAAGGAAGACAGGAATGAAAGCACCAGGAACAACAATAACACCACCCTTCTGAGTTTCAATCTCAATACTTTCGATAGAAAGATCAATAGGAATGAGCTCTAGTCTGGAGATTACATCATCTGACTCAATATCTCTTACTGCTAGATTATCATTACTTACAAATTGAACTTGCTTCAGTATAGGAGTAAAGTTCTCGATGATAAATGGCATCGCCACAGAACCAAATAGTTCTTCACCGACCTCTCCTGGAACTGGAGGTGGTACAAGTTGAGTATCAATATCAACATCACGGACGAAGACAAGAGGTGGTTCTAGTTTAGCCAGTGTTCCGGCAAAATGATCTGCCTCAAGCGTAGCACCTACTCCTCTTTCATCGATAAAGAATCTATCATATTCTCTTCTGAAGTAAGAAACTCTTTCGATTCTTTCATATCCATTAGAATCGGTATAACCAATAATCAGATTTCCTTCTTCTGGGAAGTTATTGCTATTGAGTACATATAAAATAGTGTCACCGATCAAGAAGTCAGCAGCGATAATAGCAAACTGATCACTTGTAGAAGCAGTAGCACCTCGCTGAGCAGCGATTACTTCCAGCTGGAACTCAAGATCAATAATCGCTTCTTCGATGATTACTTCATCACCAACAACTTGTTCTGTCTGGATGAACTGAGTGATTAGAGTTTCATTTACATCTAGAGCATTGAATGCCAATACAGTAGGTGGAAGATCAACAATCTCAGTTTCGAGATCGAGGTATGTGAGTTCTGTTTCTAGACGTAGACGAACCGTAGCAACTTCTGGTTCAATGATTGTTGTAATCTGATCACTGGTCTCAGCACTAACAAATATAGTGAGGTTAATAATAGAGAGGAATTCTTCTGTAGAACCAACAGCAATCTCGTTGAGTGTTGTAATCGAGAAAAAAGTATTGGGAATAGATAAATTAAATGTTAAGTTAGAGACACTATCAATCTTTCTGTTTGGATTTCTTAGAACATCATATGGTTTTGCCACCACAACAGTAGGTGGTTCTTCGTATCCATAACCAGGACGGATTAAATCTACACTTACAATACCTTTGTGGAAATATACCGCTGCCTGTGCTCCACCACCAGCAGGAGTTTTTGGAATAAAATATAGTTTAGGAGCAGCAAGATATCCTCTCGCTGTTTCTGATCTCCTAGTAAACTCGGCATTCCATTCAGGTCTATTCCAAATAAGATCAGTTACTCTTCCTTCGGAATCAATAGGAGCATATATGCTTAGACCAGAACCTGATTGTGTTCCGTTATAAGCACTCGTAGTAACACGTACAGCATGATCCTTACCTAGGTACTTACCAGGATCAAAATGAGTTCTCTTAGCGAGTCTACTGATAGTTTTAATCTCTCTGTAATGAGTTTCTCCAGAGATACAGACTTTATCTTTTGGATGTAAGTTAGAGAAAAGTTTAGTTCTTTCGTAGTAAGCGTTATCATCTTTAGTTCCATTCAACCAATAAGTAGTGTTTCTTTTTAGTTGAGGGAATCCATTAGCATCCAAAGGTTCTGTACTGGTGACAGAATAACCTAAACCTCTAATATTATATCTACGAGATTCAATACTACTTCCAATCCTGTAATCTCTCTTATATACAAATACTTTATCTTGTAGAACATCCTCTGGCCACGAAAACTTCGATTCTAAACGAATACGAGTTACATTACCATCTTGACTAACATCTTTAACTCTTCCTAGGAGATACTCGTTTGTTCCGGCAGATACTTCAGTGGTTCTGTATGCTAGATTGTGTTGAATAGAGATATCACCATTACCGAGACCATCGTAACCAACAAAACCTATGGATAATGTAATGTCGCCGTCTTGATATCTTTCTCCACGCTGATTCCAGACAACACTTTCGAGAATAACCTCACCATTATCCGTAACACGTAATCTAGCAACTTTAAATCCGTAACCATACTGTCCCGTAGGACCAGCAAGTACATCAACGGTTCCTGTATTTGGTGCGTCCAGTAGGTTGGTGTAGTTAATCTGAGCAAGACCTTCTGGAGCTTCTGGGAAGATAATCAAATCAATAAAAGAGTTTGGTTCACCCTGGAACCCAATATCTTCCTGACGAATAAAAGAAGAATCAACTTGGTGTTGGAATGTTAGGTCAGATCCTACCAAAGATGGGTCGGAAACATCAAATCTATAGGTATTACCAGGAGATAACTGTAGAGTAGGTAATGGAACACCATCGATTAGATATTGACCACCTGCCAAAGTAACCACAAAAGTTTGTGTTGCTACGTTATAGAAAGGAACGTTGGCATATACTTTTTCTTCTGTGTATCCTGTTCCACTAGATAGAAGTGTCCAATCAGCACTGATTTGATAAGTTAATCTATCTTCTACTGGTGCTAGATCTTCTACCCATAGGGAATCACCACTAGCCAGATCTTGCTGAGCAGCAGTTGTATTGTAGAAGAAGAAAAACTCATCAGCATAGGCATCAGTGATCTCTACTGTTACATCTCTTAGATATACATCTGGTTCAAAATCATGTAACGTTAAAACTTGATCGGTAGTTTTACCGTACACATAAATGATTTCGATAGGAGCAACAACAACGGATCCATCCGATTGGACAGCATATGGTAGAGGTTGTCTAAACGTAATCACAGATCCAGTAATATTGTATGCCTTTCCTGGAATCTGTAACACATTGTTTACAAATACAATACCATAATCAGGATCAGGAACTTCAACAGCATTTCCAGTAAGACTATTCTTGATAATAAATGGTCCAATAGGATTGTTTACAATATTATCGGTGGAAATAGTAGCAGTGAAATAGTTTCCAATGCCGAAGATGTAACACTTCTGTCCATTTCTTAATACCCTATCTTCTCTCTCGTCTTCGGCATCATATAATGGATCTTCTACTTCGGGTTTACCAATAAACTTGATTTTATCTGGTGTAGCAGGATCTTCATATCTTAAGATTTCATATGCTTCGCCATAACGTTGCTTGACTCCATCAATAACAACGATTAGAAGTTCATTTTCTTCTGTCTTAGCAATAGATCCATCATCATAGTACAAATCAAAGTCAGATTTAATATTATCAAACTCACCACTAATATCTTGGAACTTTCTTAGATACTGATCACTATTAACAGCATCATTATACTTTAACTGTTTACCGTAGAACTTTTGTTCATCTACATCTTGACCTTCTACTACCCTTTCTCCCAAAGGAGCGGTGTCAAAAACAATCTGACTTCCTAAAACTGTGAATGCTTCTCCTGGTTCTTGTAAAATACCATCGAGGGTAATGAAAAACTCTTGGTCGTTATAAGCAACGATGGTATTATTAGATCCTGCTTGATACATGGTGAAGACAGTAGTTCCAACTCTCTTACCGGTGTTTGGATCTTCGATTCCATCAAAGTTAGGTTCTAGTCTAATATCTTGGAAGTTTGTAGCCGATAGATCAACATCAGAAATGCTGATAGCACCCTTTCCACGCTTAACATTGCTATCAGCAAACTTAGCGATATGTGTAGTAACAACCCTGGAAGTATTGATCGTCTCAATCGCTTTGATTGATAGATTTAGATTACATGTAATAGGAGTTGCTGCCTGAGATGCCTGAGGCATAGGAGCAGAACCCTGAGAGAAAACGTTAACCTCACCAAATAACTCAAAACCTGCTGGGTGAGTAGTTTCTAAGATTAAATCTCTCCAAATGTCAACAGGGGTATCGGATTCTACTACATAAGAATAATCTTGATAGAAATACGAATCTGTGATCTTATTTCTATTTTCTCCAATATAACCTTTTACACTAGCGAAATATCCTTGCTGTGAATAGGACTTAACATCCTCATTGAAATCTGTTTCTAGAACATGCTTAACATTAGCAGTGCTATTATTTCTGGTATCTCTAATAGGTTGACCAACTTCAAATATACCTTCTACATCAGAAACCTTTAGAAGGTTACCGCCCATTCTCCAGCTATCTACATTTGCTTTAGATCCAGAAGAATCTTGAACAATCTGAGATTGTGGTTTGAACAAATCAGCATCTTCTAATACTAAAACAGTTTTAGATCTAAATGTAGGTCTAGTGGAGTAATCGGTGTTGAAACCGGAACCATACAATCCAATCTCTACATTTAGTGGCACGCCAATGTTAGAAGACTCAAGGTAGATAGTAGTATTAGATTCTACTACTTCTGCTTTAGCAGATGTATATCCACGTCCACCTTTATCGACTCTAACAGCAACGATAGATCCATCTATTACGACCAAAGCAAGCTCTACGCCAGTTCCATCTCCTTCAAATACTAGTTTTGGTTTTACGTATCCAGAACCACGTTTAATAACATCGACTTTGGTAATCGTTCCATTTTCAATGACAGGTTCTAGTACAGCTTGAGATGCTTCTCTTGGATAGACACCAAATACGATAGGTAAGTAATCTAAGTCCTTTTTGCTAGATCTGATTGAAACGTCATGAATGGCACCGAAAGCACTTGTAGATGTGGTTGTGTAAGAAATCTCACCACTACCATCGTATTCTACAATAGAATCCAAATCATACACCAGTTTGGTATTTGTGATATGAGTAACCTTCTTTCTTCCTACGAGAGGATCATTAACAATATTAATCTTAGATTCTTCTGTATCTACCCCAGATGCTTTGATGAAATAGTAGAATGTGCTATATCTTAAATCTACTCTTTCTTGATCAAGGGTAGCAATGTCTGGTGTAAATCCAAATCTAATACGAGTATAAGAACCGGCAGTTCCTGGATTAATAGAACCCACTTCTTTACCATCTACAAGAATATTGTAGTTAATACTTGGAGAAATGTCCAAGAAGGTGTTTGCCATGGAGAAGTGACCCGTGTCAAATCTATAAGAATAGTATTTTAATACGTCAAACGATGGATTGACAATGAAGTTAGTTTCGTCATCTTTTGACAACTCCAACTTATAGGAAGCTTCTTCTACATTAGTTAGGGTAACAGTTTTCTTTGGAGTGCTTTCGTCGAAGAAAACAGAACTACCTATAACTTTATTAATCAGATTAATGTTATCATTGTAATCATAGGAAATAGTTAACTTTCCGGTCTCGGCATCATAGTCTGTGGCGATTGGGTTTCCTGCTCCAGCACCGAAAGGTCTATATCCGTTGGAGATTCTGAATGGAATCTCTTCGCCATTTACTACGTTTCCATCATAGTGATTAGTGGAAAACGTACCTTTTCTTGCTCTACCTACAGTAACGTATTTAAATACTAGGTTTACATTTTGAATCTCGACGATCTCTTGTCCTACTTTGAGGAAATCTCCGTTAGATAAGTTAGTGACATTTGATAGATATAGTCTTGTATTAGAAGCAGCAAATCCTACATGATCAACTACAAAGGCAAAGTTTTGTGGTCCGCCAGCAGCAACATTAGTAACAGGAACACCCTCAACAAACGTTAAAACATCTTCTTTTCTATATCCAGATCCTTTATTTGTGATAATAATGCTAGCAACAGGTCCAAAACCAGATCCATTTGGATTACCAATTACAATAGTTGCTCTGGCGTTATTAGGATCTCCTAGTAGTCCTACGCCAGGTCTTGCCTGTGAAGAATCACGGAAAACTAGTTCTACATCATTAAACGTACCTGTGAGGTAAGAGTTGCCTGTATTGATGACATCACCACTACCAATACCAGTGTCAGTGATTACAGACTGATGCTTGGGTGGTACTGTAGTGACATCTTGGTAGATCTTCTTTCTTACATAGTAAGTTGTTTCTGTTCCAGACTCATCTGGAGTGATATCAACGTCAACAATGTCGCCAACAGAAACACCATGATTTGTTGCTGTTTCTAAAATAGCAATGCTGTCGTTTATATCAAAGATTTCTAAACCTACACTCAAATCTTGAACACTTTCGATTCCAGTTCTGGCAGTATCCGACAAGGTGCTGCTGCTGAGATAATATCCCGAGTCATTAGTAAACGTACCCGTCAAAACCCTTACTATGACTGAGTTTTGAGCAATAGTAGATTCTAAAATCTCGGCAGTTGCTTCGATTTCTTGTTCATCTTCATTAATAAAGTTTAATGTCGATCCAACTGTATATGTCGAAGAAGCATCGAGAATGAACTTCTGTATCGTTGAACTAGAGTCTAAAGTTCCGCCTGTAGCAGTGATTAAAGATCCATCGTTGATATTAGGTTGTACATTTCTTACAATGAAGTTATTTCCATTGAAAGTATTAGTTACAACTTCTCCCGTTGCGCCACCAGGACCACCTTGGGTAATGATGTCTCCGGCAAATAAGTATACACTTTGACTAGTTGTGATTTCTAATGCTTTTGTCTGATTCGACTCAATACCAACAACTTCTTTTCCTTTTAGAGTAGATACTTGAGCATTTACTGCCTTATTTTCGATAAGAAGGTTTGATCCTACCTCAAACTCTTCTGTAGAGGAAATGACGTTAGCACCACTGACTCTGCCTTTGCTAACGTCTTTAATAGTAGCCTTCAAACCTACGCCGGATCCAGCGAAACCTAAACGCTTAATATCTTTTGGTAAATCTCTTTGAGAGATAGGAGTATTATAGTTAGAATCTACAGGAAGGGAGTAGAAGTTAGATCCTAGTACATAAGGGAATACGGGATTGTTATCAGCATCAATAGTAAGGAAGTAAGCATAAACACCATTTGGATAATCAGGTGTTACACAAAATCTACCATTGTTAGCGTCTAGTTCTGTTTTTCCACTATTGATAGATGGTTTCCATTCGTAGTCATCAACAAAACTACCAAGAGGATCAAAAATATTAGAAGGACCATTTACTCTGGATGTCTTGATGGTGTATCCCGAGTTCATCCTCACAACAGAACTGGTACGATCTAATGGATTAGAATAACCATAAGGACCATAAATGGGATTACCATCGTAAGCATATCCTAAGATAGGAGAGTGAAGGATGGTAGCAGTCTCTTCATATACAGCATCAATACTGTCTAATAGTCTTCTTCTTAAAATAACTGGATTTGCTACTACTCCATAACCATACCCAACCTTACCTGTTCTGGAAGGGAAAGCATATCCATTGTTGGTATCTAAAACAGATTGTAGAGATCTATATCTATTTTTCGCCCAACGTCTCACTTTTGCTGTAGCAGAAGCACCAGTACCGGAAGCAACAGCAACTACCGAAGTAAACTGAGGATTGTATAGTTTTCCTTCAGTAATCTTGACACATTCTACAATCTCCCCGTTGGAGACAACCGCTTCATATTCGGCAAAACTTCCTCTTCCGGTGAGATCAGTAATGAGAATAGTTGGTGGGGAAGTATAATATCTACCTGGATTATCAACATTAATACTAGTAATCGCTCCGTTTGTTACGACAGCAGATAATATAGCCCCCTCTCCAGCAGTGATTCTAATCGTAGGATCTTCTTCATATAGAGTAGTGTCAAAATCTACTGGATCGATTCTGGAAACAGTTTCTCCTGCCAAAACAGCAGTTGCTTTATTAGGTTGTTCGTTAACAAGAACAGTGGGAGCAACCTTGTAGTTTCTTCCTTTTGATTGGAGGGTAATGGTTTCTATCTTTCCGTATACTACTTCTTCTTCAGATCTATTTGAATAGACAGGAGTACCATCAACGAGGATACCAACATCTTTGTTGCCCGTGCTGTAAACCTCGGTGGTGGTAATAGGGTGCTTTCTGATAAGCTTTAAGATTTCCTGACCATCTAGACTTACAGTAACCTGAGGTGTTAACAAGTCGGAGTTTGATGGGAAAGAGGAAGAACAGATATAAAAATATTGTTCGTCTTCAAAAATAGCACTTACATCAGCAACTACCCCATCCAAATCAATATTGGCATGGATACTATTTGGTTCCGAGTAGTCGGGATTGAGTAACCACCTATTATTATTCAGGGTGTTTTTGATGACAGGGGAAATAGAATCAAAAGTATCTACTAGTTGAATCTGGTCACCTGCCGAAGCATATGGTTTTGGGTTGGATGGTAGGAGGTTATAAACTACACCAGTAATGATGAATCTAACAGTTCCGCCTTCATAAGTGCCAGTTACAACATCTCCGGCGTAAATAGGTGTTCCGACAGCAAAGTTAGTATTTGTTGCTGATCTCTTTGAGATAGTAAACTGATTTACACTCTTAGAGAGATATTCGATTGTAGCAGATCCTATAGTGAGAGTTCCTTGCTGTGGAAAACCTTGGGTGGAATCTACAGTAACCTTGTAACCAGAACCATAACTTGCCAATAAAGGTTCTTTCTTTAGAGATGTCGAAGAAACAATATTAAACTCTCCAACGACAGACTCTGGAGCTAGAATAAGATTTCCGGGCGTAACATTGTCAACAACGGCACTATTCTGACCCTGTGTGATTTTAGCACCAACTAGTTTTGTAAGGTCACCTGATAGTACCTTGACTTTTAAAGTGTAACTAGAAATCCAATCAGAAGTAGACGCTTTTAGTGTAGTATCCTTAGGATTGTATACACTAACCTTCTCTTGTGGATCTCTAGAAATGATTGTTTTGAATAAGAACTGAATAGATCTGTCAGTTCCTTTTGCTCTGTAGAAATCTCCAATATTTTTGATTAGAGTTCTCTTGTCAACATCTCCCTTTAAAAACTTCTCTGGGAAAGAAGCAAGATACTCTCGTTCGAAGTTTCTTACAAAAGCATATAGAAATAGATTGCTGATATTAAGAACATCAGCATTTTGTGTGTGTGCTGTCGCTGATGTGGAGACAAACTTACTTTTGTTGTATAGGTCTCCGAGAGTGTTATTACCACTTACACCTCTCGATACCTCTAAAAACTCAGTATCTGTTCTTTCTTTATAAAATAGAATCTCATTGTCGATTTGAATGTATCCATTAACTTCTGGGAAAGAAGTAGCATCACTAACTACAATGGTAGTATCATTTGCAGCAACAGATACGGCAAGAGTAGTCTTTTCCTTTAAGATTTTGTTACTATAGAAATCAATATTACGATATTCCGTAATATTATGAATAATGTCTAACGGCTGCCCACGAAGCTCCTGCTGTTCATAGTAACTCTCTATGAACGTCTTCATCTGAGCGTAATCTTCAATAATGAATCCAGGTAACTGGCTTTCGATTAATGTAGAGATATTTCTTGTCTTAGCAGCCATTTAAGATTACTCGGGATATGTAGTAAACGTACTATTTGTAATGTCAACATCCAGGTAAACATTACGAAGAGCATTCAAATCTTTATTGAATGGATTAACACGGACTTCAATCTTGTTATCAAAGAAGGATCCTTTGATGATGGTTAAGTTGTCAATAATAACTTCTCCTTTTAAGTAATCGATTCTTCCAATAGAATCTCTCACAGTTACTTTTTCACCACCTTGTCCTAATGTATATAGGATGATTTTGCCATCGTTATCTTCAAAATATACAGTCCTGTTGGGGAATTCACTAACCACAAACCCGGTCGATTGAACGATGGGTTCTCCACAATATTCAGCAAATCTATTTTGATAACAAATCTCATAATATGACTTACTGTTGAGAATAGGATAGAAATCTTTTCTCATTTTCACCGTTGTCTCATTTGAGACGATTGTTCTATCAGCATTGTCAATCACAGAGACATACTTGCTGTACCTAAACTTACCGTTGAACTTTTCGGTGTCTGATTGGGCAGTGTAGTCCTCTACAGCAGCGATTACCTTCTTTTTGATGTCTTCGGGTCTTGCCGTAGTAATAGACTTGTTGTAGGCGATTCTGCTGGTCAGTTCGACGTATAAAATAGAAGGATCGATAAGGTCAGGTGTCACCGAAGCAACCATGTATGGTTTTAACCTCTCGATGATCTGATTTTTGGTGAACGACGACAATACTGCTGTATTCTTTGGTTTGATTACAATCTTGACTTTACCATACTCGGGGTTTACTTCCTCTTCTCCTCCGTAGGTGATAATGTCGGCAACAGAAGGATAGATGTTTCTGATGATAGCAGCGTAGTCATCGGCAGTTACTGCTCTGTCCTGGGTGCCAAAATATTTGGGAGCATTGTACTTAATAGAAGAGATAGTCTCGATTTCCTCTCCTCCATCGGAAGCAACAATCTTACTGACAGTAACACTAGTGGGATAGTTGCTAGATCCATTGGCATCTTCCAAAATACCAGCAAATGTGAACGTTCTTGCTCCATTCGTGGCAGGACCGTTTGTGATGATGTAAGAAATCTCAATGAGGTTTCCATTGTCTAAGGATGATCCTAATACTCCATCACCAAAGAAGATCTCATAACGCTCATCATCAGTCTCTTCTACAAAATAAACAGCAGATTCGGAATCTACATTCAGGATATTGCTGGAATATTCGTAATCAAGAAAGTTGGTTGACTGAGCACTCTCGTATACCCTTACGCGAATCGTATTTGTGTCAACTCTGCTGTTGTCGATAATAAATCTTTGATTCGACGAAGCAGTATTAGCAGTATAGGTGTTGGTGATTAACTTTCCTTCATAAATCGGTACTTCCTCGAAAGAAGCAAATCCGGCAGTTACAGGAACCGTGATGTCATCAGCAACAACATACTGATATAATGTATCGTCAAAAACTGTGGTAAATCCCGTTCCTTTCTTCAATGAGATGGAACCAGGAGAAGATCCAGTAAAGTTAACGCCGAAGTCAACATATGATACTGGTGCTCGCTTCGACTTTGGTTGATATCCAATGGTCTTCGCTAACGAAACTACATTCTCTCTTAATGTAGCAGAATCTAAAAACAGTTCATTCGCCACCATGTTGGTGTTGAATGCTGTGTAATAAGTGTTATAAGCTAATACGTCTAGTAAAACACTAATAGCAGATCCCTCAAAATCATAGTCTGTAAAATCAGACTGTGATCTTAGATATTCTTTTAATGTTGTTTTAATCTCAGCAAAATCTAGATTTGCTAGTTGTACATAAGATGCCATTTTAACTTAGTGCTTCTAGGAATAAGTCGGTTGTTAATCTTTTTTCACTACCGGTAATAACATACTCTAGTTCTACTTCATAACCATTTTCTGCTTGATTTGGGAACACGTCAAGTCTAATGACGGTGATCCTAGGTTCATACCTATCCAGAACTGTCTGAATCTCTGTTTCCACAAGAGAAGCACTAGCAAAATCTAAAGGTTCAAATAATACTTCTTTTAATCGAGTGCCAATATCAGAATTAAATAACCGTTCACTCTTGGTGGTAAGCAAAAGTGAACGGATTGATTGTTTGATCGCATTCTCATCTTTTGCAACCTGTAAATCACCCGTAATAGGATGAGGTTTGAAGGTTAAACTAAAGTCTTTAAAAGTATTGACTTTAATGGGCATTGAGAAATAAGGTTGCTTTCATTTATTTATCTGTCTCAATGCCACCTTTCTACATAATCATCAAATCCACCCTTGCCTCCACATGGTCTGGACATCCTATCTTCTGGTGGAATATTAGTTTTTGTTGATTTTAAATAACGATCAGATGCTCGATCTGTAATCAAAGTCATTCCTGACTTAATAAACTCTTCGCTTTTATCTACTGGGTGGTTTGCCATCTGTTTTACTGTAAAGTGAAAACAGAACTTTTAAAGGGGTTGCTATCCCTTTATGTATATTTAACACATAAAAAAAGGTCCTTAAGGACCTTAGTAATATTAATGCCCTTGTCCACGATAACGCTTACGGGCTTTGTTACGACTTGTAGAAGCGTACTTCGTATGCTGTCCACATCCTTGACGAGTTTTCTTCGGTTTCGACTCGATCAGTTTTCCGTTAGTTGTAAAAGACGGTCGTTTTGCCATAATCTCTCCTTGGTTACTTTAATATTATACAGTGATCCTTTCGGATCGTCAAGAGGTTCTCAGCGCCTTCTTCTCAGAGTGGCACTCTTTTAGTTACGTACAGTGTATGCTTCAATACATACCTTTGCCCACTGGGTTGGTCCTATAATGCCCCTAGGAGTGCCTCCAGCAGTGATCTGAGCATTCGTCCCTGGTGATACCCCTATGAGTTGACCATTGATGTGAACCGTTTGATTGCCATATGGTGTAGTCACAACTAATCGTGGCACAGGAATGGCACAAATCGGTACTAGCAATGGATTCGGTGATGTACCTGATACAGCTGTAGCAACTCTACCAGGCGTTACGAAAATAGCAGCAGTACCGCCAACGAGTACATTTGGTGATGTATGACATGTAGATGGTCCTACAGGTGCTGAAGGATACGTACATCCGGGTGGTTCAACACTCGGTACATCAATAGCATCAACTCCTAGTGCTTTCGGTATCGCTGGTAATGCCATTGAGTTCCTCTAATCTACATAAACGTTCGTCAATACTATCTAGGTACTGACAGATATTCTTGTGCTTCTCTTCCCTCGGTGGTCGATACATGAACTTGAAAGGAAACTCTATCTGTGATAGTTTTGCTTTGATTACTTTTAGTTCATTCCGAAAGGAACTGAGCTCCATCTCTATCTGATTCATTTGTTACTCTCTCAGTTACTTTAAATCCATCGCTATAGATTGTCTCTACTTCAACGTCAGGGCGAAGTCCAGCATAATATTGCTGAGCGACACCTTCCATGCTATCAGCAAAGGAATCGAAGTCGTCAAAATGAACCTCTTGTAAGGTTCCATCGGGTTTTTTATAAGTGACTTTTTGTTCCATTTTTTTCTGGGGGAATTTTTCTATATCAGGGGGACCCTTTTTAATATTTAGAGGTCGCTGGGAAACGTTTGTAGACTAAAATGTGCTAGGAGTCCCGTTCGCTCGGCGCGCCTAAGTAACAACAAAAAGGGGCAAATAACTGCCCCTATGTGTTACTAACTGTTCACCCGTTACCCATAACAACAGCGTATGCACTTGGCGAGGCAATGTGTGAACGATCACGCCATTGTTGTGATCCTCGCTTAGTCTTAAATCCTACACGTTCACAGATTAGTTCACCCTTACGTGGGCGGCGCTTACGTACACTTTTGAAAGCAAATCCTGCTGCCATTAGTTCTTCTTTGGTAGCGGTGGCAAAGTTCATTTAGTGTTGTGTGAGTTGGTGTTAGATAGTGGTGAATGAGTTGGTGTTAACTATGCTGCCAACTCTGCCATCATTTCGTTCATCTCATCAGCATCAATGTTGATGTCATTCCATTCAACGCCATCACCAGTTTGCCCGAGGAACTTACCAACTTGCCCCTCCATCATACAGCGAACAAACTTATCCCAAGGGGTCTCATTATCACCACAAAACTGTACACAAGCAATGGCAGTATTGTGAAGAAACTGATCATTACCAACCCACAGGGCAGCATTCCAAGTTTCGTAGTTTGCCCAACCGTTGTAGTTAGAAATCATGATTGTGTGAATGAGTGTTAGTTAGTGTGTGTCAGTTAGTGTCAGTCACGGTCGGAAATGTTCCAAGTGCCGTTACCCTGAGGGGCGGTAAAAGGTTGAGGGCGACCCTCATGAAATGCCTTAACATTAGCGGCAGATCGTGCCATCATGGCGCTGTGTTGTTTGGTATAGTCTGCCATGATAGCGGCGAGTTG